TGCCTTGGTGAAATTCTTAAAGAAGCCCATCAGCCGCCCCAAACCACCTCTTTATCCTGCAACTCCGCAATGAAATCTAAACCACGGTCATCAGGATAATCTATTTTCTGATCTTCACTAGTATAGCGCCGCTGACGGCCACGCTCCAGATCGATCAACTTGCTTTCAGCCGTTACGGTTATTTCAGCCGTGCCGCCGCTATCCTCGACAGTCATCAGGTCCATACGACCCGCAAACACCTTGATCGGGTCTGCGATCACTGCGCCATCCGAATCCAGCACGCCGACATATAGATTGCAGTCGCGCCCCTGATAATCTTCGGCAAGCGCAGATTGTATCAGCGCGGTATCCAAGCCGGTCAAGCCAATGGTGATGCCGTTGGCTTGCACCTCTGCCGTCTCGGTAATCCCAGAGATCGACAAAATATCGCCGCCTTGCAGGAACGAATTGCCATCAATCTCAATAATTCCGAACCCAGTCCATAGCCTAATGGTGCCTTCATCGAACGCCAATTCGACAGCAAAAAAAGGCGACAGTTTTGCCGCCGTGAATTCATCGTTGACTGCGCTGGTAATGGTTCTTGTCATAACGCCTCAACCGCCCCGAAGTTCATCGAATAAAATCCGCTGGTGCTGATCGACCAGTTTGATTCGCTGGTTGAAAGCCGGAACAGACCACGAGCATTGTTGACCGTAACCGGCGAACCATCTGTGGGCGATGATCGCAGATCAGGCCAGATGCTCAGCGTGGCCTCACCGCTGGCGTTGCTGTCGGCATCTTCCAGAACCTTATAAAGCTGACTGTCAGAAGCAGTGCCGATCTGGATGTAATCACCGGCCTTCAAGTATCCGGTGGCCGATGCTGGCAAGCCATCGATGGCTAGACTGTCGCCGGTTTGCGATGCGCCGTTGATAACAGGCGATCCGGGCGCAGTGCTGGCCGATCCGCGTGGCGTTGAAGCGTTGGGATCGCCAAGCAGGAACGTGCCATATGGGCCGTAAAGTTTCAGGAAAAACGCAATCCAAGGTTCAGCTGTTTCGCGCTTCATCGGCGGCAGCATTACATCAGCTTCCCAGCGTGCGCCCTGATTGCGCTGAACCTGTTGCGCGAAAGTGAAGGGCGATTGCGACAAAGCCGTGGCATTCCGCGCAATAAGGTTGACGCTGGCGATGCCGGTTGATGGGTGGTTGATCGGATAGGTTATCGCCATTTTTTACCCCATAGCCGCAGCGTATGAACCACCACGCCGCTTTGCATCCAAAACCGCGCCCTTCGCTGCTTCGGCAATTTGCGGCAGCATGTTCAGCACTTCGGCACGGACAGTCTGGCTGACGCCTGTGGTCAGGTTGATTGTCTGATTTACGGTGACGCCACCACCGCCCATCTGATTGTTCGGAACGATGCCGCCCGTTCTTCCGGGAACGAATAACTCCGGGCCGCGCTCCCCGACAAGATAAGGTCGGCCAGCTGTCACCGGACCGCCCATTGCTTTTGCCCCATCAGCCTTACCAAAGAATGTGGGGATCATTTCAGCAAGCGGCGCAGTGATTGACCGACGTATTTCAATCCTGATTAAATCAGCGATGATTGACCGAGCCATATCCCTGAAGGCTTCTTTGGTCGATTTGGTCTGCATCGCAACGCTGACCAGATTATCCTCAAGGCTTTGAAGCCCTCTGGTCGCAAAATTAGCAAATTGAGATTCCATATTTCTGGCATCAGCTGCCAGCTTTTTCATTGCTTCAGCAAAGGCACCGGCCTTTTTCGGGCCAGCATCCATCGTGCCGACAAGCTCGGTAAGCTGTCGATCAAGCTCTTCTGTGCTGGTGATGGTGAGATCGTTTGCGTTTTTAAGCTCCTCAAGCGCCTTGATGTCTTTGTTCAGGCTCGGGAACAATTTATCTAATTCGCCCCGAAGACCCGGGAACGTCTTTTCCAACAGGTCAGTTGCCTGCCTTACCGCGCTTTCAATCCCCTCGACCATCTTATCAAGCTGGCCTGTCAGCTTTGCAAACACGATGGCAGTCGCCAACGTCGAAAGAGTCAGCACTTTGGACGTGGCAGAGTAAATCGTCGCGGCCTTCCGCGCTGTCAGCAAAGCCCCAGCAAGCCTCAGGAATGCGACCGCTTGCCCAAGGATTGCTCGTGTAAACACAAAGGCAGTCACAGCGATGAAAGATTTCCGGAGAAAATCGAGGTTGCGCCGCACAATGTCAGCAGCATCAGAGACGGCCCCAAAAATCGTCGGTATCGCATTCACGCCGCCAGCAAGGAACCTGCCGATAGACTGCGCCAAGCCGTCATTGTTTTTCGCTATTTCACTGAAATTTCGTGCCAGATTAACAAGAGCATCATTGAAACCGGCCTCGCCAATGGTGCGCTTGAACATGTCAAAGCTGTCGCCAAGATTGCTAAATGCCCCGTTCAGCGTTTGTGATTGTTTTTCAATGGCCCCGGCAAATTCAGTCTCGCCAAGATTGACAAGGAAGTCAGAGATGGCCGCACCTGATTTTGTGACCTCTGTCTCGACGCCCTTAAATGTAAAGACGACCTTATCGCCTTCCGACCGAGCTTTGATGCCGAATTCCTTGAGGCGCTCGAATTCACCAACAGCAGCATCCGCTGCTGCCTCGACAAATTGATCCAGCGTCTTGCCGGTGCCTGATGCGATGTTTCCGAAAGCTGTCAGTGCCGAGATGCTAGGGTTCAAGCCCCTTGCGATCAGTTTATTGAAACCGCCGACAACCTCGCGCAGGGCAAAGGGCGTCGTTGCAGCAAACTGTTGCAAGATGCCGAATGCCTTTTCGGCCTTTTCTGTTGATCCCAAAAAGGTCGAAAGACTGGCCTCTAGGCTCTGAAACTCTCGGTTTGTTTCAATGGTGCCTTTGACGAGAAGCCCAAAACCCGTTGCGCCAGCTAATGCCGCAACCGCAGTCTGTACGGAAAAAACCGCGTGTTTTACGCGTCTCAATCCTGTATTGATGGAACGAAAGGCATTCCCGGTGCGATCAACGGCCCCAATTCTGATTTTAAGATTTGGGTTTGCCATCTTCTATCATCCCGAAATATGCGAACCATTCATTGATTTCAGACAGTGATAAATCTTCAATCTCTGCCTGCGTCTTATGGAGTCGATCCGCTAGGGCCATCATGTTCAGCCGAAGCGGATCGGCCCTTAGTTTTTTTCCGCGTCCTCAATGGTTTCAACGCCACTGAACATTTTGGACACGATATCCGAAAGCACTTCTAAGTCCTCGCCCATCAGATGAACCCTGTCCTCAAGGGTAAACAGGCGATTCCCATCCGCATCACAGGCTTTCATGATGATCAGATCAACCACCCCGTCCATCGTGGGTTCGTCAGCAAAATTCTTGTGCTTTTTTTGTATCTTGTTGTATTCACCGCCTGTGATCGGGAACACATACATCAAAAGAGGCGCGTCATCGTCGCCCCACCATTCCGGTGCTTCGATGACTCGCGCCTGCCTCTGACGCCTGCTGGCGATCTTTTCTCCAAGACCCATTAGGCCACCGCGCCGCGAGTCAGTGCGCCCGTGCCTTGGAAGCTAAACGACGCCTCAACCATACCATCGAAAGATGCGCTGACATCTGCCGAGGTCACGATGACAGAGCCACTCATGTACTGGTCACCGCTGGTAGAACCCTCCGGGTAAACCGTCAAGGTCAACTCAGCCGCAGCGAGAAGCTCATCCTGCTTTGCATCATCGGGGTCAAAGTAACAATCGACAGTGCCGCTGAATGTTTTCAGACCCACGGCGTAGGTGCGCGAGGTGTCACCCATAACCGAGTCTTCAATCGTGTCAGCAGTTTCAGAGATTGTGTAGGAACGGATTTCTCCGATGGCAGTGTCAGACCCGACAGTGCCGAGCTTAACCGTACCTTCGGAACCGGTATGTGTTGCCATCGTTAGTCTCCTTAAACGGCAGTTTCAACATCGTTTTCGGCGGTGCGATATTGCACCGTCACGGTGAAGCGACCAACGGCCACCGGCTGTTCGCCGTCGCCCGAAAAATCAACTTCAAACGCTGTGGTCTGCAAGTCTTTCGACAAGCCACCAAGCGTCACATCTGCCGCCAAAGCCTCCTCGACCTCGACGGCAATGGTGTCCAGCGTGTTGTCGTAATCGGCCGTTGCCGAAACATACGCCTCAACGCTGACATCCAGAACGCGGTTGATTGACCGCGATAAAGTCAATGTATCAAATTCCACGGCTTCTGACCGCGTAAAAATGCAAAGGCCGGGCAGCTTGGTGCTTTCCAGCGGATAAATGCGCGACCGAAACACGTTGGCCCCGGTCGTCGTCAAACCTGTCAGCGCCGTCACTATCGCGTCACGGATTTGTTTGCGAACGTGCGCCATCAATCTTTTTCCAGAACCAGCATCGTCATCCCGGTGCCGTCATCCTGCACAATGCGGATTGTGTAGTTGACCCCGCCAACAACCAGCGCATCGCCTTCAGCGGCGCTAGAAACGTCAGCAGTGCGGCAGTGAAAGCGTGGCTGCTGCAAAGCCACGCCCACGCCTCCCCCAGCATCGACTTCGATGAAGTCGTTGTCGAAAATGCCATTGACCGTGCTTCCTGCGCCGCCTGCTGGCGTGTAGGTTGCTGCCGATCCGAAATCATCGATATCGACAAAAATAGCACGGTCGTCAGCACTTTCGACGGCCATCACTCATCCTCTGGTGTTTCAATCTCGCCAGCATCAGCGGCGCGATCAAATAGTTTCTTTTTGGGGCGACCGACCTTCTTGGCTGGCTCGGCAAACCCACGCGCGATCAGCTTTTCAGCGATGCGATCATCCATATCATGCTCTTCACCAGCGAACATATTGCCCACGGTCCCGGTGTAGCACTTTTCAAGAATCTTGATTTTCATGTGTTACCTCACAAGGTGAAATGGTGGCCGAGCGAACCCGGCCACCGTTTGATATTTAGGCAGTGGATACCTCGTCGGTGATCGCAAACGATGCACCGTGACGGATTGCCACGTCGATGTCTTGGTGCATGATGATGCGAGTCGTGCCAGCAAGACCGCCAGTCGTCTCATCGATCATGATGTCCGCACCACCGAACAGGCCAACGATCAGCTGCGAGAAATCGCCGAAGATCAGGGCCGAAGCGTCGGTTCCACCATCACCCGGATTCAGGTTCGATGGGACGTTGCTGGTGAATTCA